GCAAGTCGTTAAATTGCCTTCAAGTTAGTGATGTTTTTGTTCATTCCCATTGAATTGAGGATCTAACTGTCTTTTTTTCTTAAGTGGGATTGGGCCCCTTCGGGGGCCCAACTTTTGAACGGGCCTGCATGCCTATAAACTGCATCCCATCATTAGGGCGACTGCAAGTCGTTAATTGCCTTCAGGCTAGTGAAGATTTCAATCCTTCCCCGTTGATTTGAGAGTCTATCCGCTCTCTTTTCTTTAATCGGGATTGGGCCCCCTCGGGGGCCCAAGTATAGGATGGCCTGCATGCCTATAAACTGCAACCTACCGTGTGTCTCTTTTGAGGCACTAGTTATAGTGGTCAGTAGGAAATACCACTACCGTGATCTGGATACCAGTTGTCTTTAGTTGGCGTGAATCCAACTTTAGGCGGCTAGGCTTTTCACGGTCGAGCACTCCCTGTTTAGGGAGAAAGCGGCTCATTAAATATAGACTTATCAAGCATTCACACTCTGGGTGGGATTTATACGCCCCACTCGGCAGTATTCAATGTATTGCAAAATTCCATACATTAGAGAATGGAAAGGTCTGCTCGGAGCAGACGTTCGACATTGGATCCCAGAAAGGGGTTTCAATTGTCTTTGGTGCTGAAGAAGCGCCAAAAAGGATGCGTAAGGTTCTTACTCGTTTGAGTAGATCCACGGATCCTGAATCAGTATTTCACGCAATCAATACTGAACGTATGGCATCGTCTAAACAACGTGATGGGTATTTATATCCCCCTCTCACTTTGATGCATATGAAAACATTGCGCCGATATGCTGCTGAGGAACATAAGGATTCCCAGCTGGAAGGCATTCGGCGTAAGAAGAAAAAAGTTCGTGAGGAACGACAGCGTGAAGTCGTTTCCGCTTCCGAAAAAAAGAAACAAAAATACAAAAAGGAAGCGAAGCACAAGCGTATGACGAACCTCCATGGCGATTATGATGAGATCTCAACTTATTATGTCGACCTCGTCGTGAAGAAAAGCTCCAAGGAAGCAGAAATCCTTGCCAAGGAGGAGAAAACGCGAAATAAGAAAACCAATGCACGAACGTTGGTCAAACGCGCGATAGCAACAGAAAAGCAAAGAAAAAAGAAAGAAAAAGATGCTTTCCGCGCGGTTGCAAAGCTCGCTAGAGACTCAAAGAAGAAAAAGGTGATTAAAAAAGTGTCGCCTGAGTCTGGCGAGCTGGAGGAAAAGGATGATTTCTATTTCTCCAAAATCGAGCCATCCGTTGTGCATACATCAAGAGGATATATAGACGCCAAAGGCTCGAGGCGTCCGTCGGATCATGCTACTCTGTTCACTTCCGAAGAGGAGATGGACGAGGAAATGGGAGAAGATAGAGTCTCTTCAATGCTATTCAAGCTTGTTGGGGCTCTTGATTTCTTTCCGCTCCTTGAGAAGAAAATCAGATCTGTTCTCGCCCGTGTTGATTTTTTAAATAACATGCACGTCCCTAAGTTTGTTGGGGACGCCATATTCTACGGGTCAGGTCTTACAGCTCTGTGCGTATCCTTCGTGTTCTGTGACTCATATTCTTCCATGCTTAAGGTGTTAGCTTCACTGCTGACGCTGTATGGAGTCACAAAGTTCCACAAAGAACTCCGACAGTTCTTTGACGACTTCCTCATTCAAACGCGATCTTTTCTCAAAGCTTTCTCGAAAACGTTCAAATCTATGTTTTCTTCGGAAGACGGTTTGTCCTTTAAGGAGAAGATCATGCGTTTCTTGTCGGCGATCGTTGGAGGAGACTTCTTCATTCATTTGTCGAGGTTTTTTCTAACTTTGACCTCTTTTAGGCTGTTCTCAAAGCCAGTGCACTCTAAATTGACGGACTTGTTGGGGAAACCCAAGAAGATCTCGATTTTGGAAGGCGTAACGACTCTTGTTGAAGACATTTTGTCTTTATTCGAGATGACTTACAGGGCTGCCAGCAGTTGGTCTTTAAGACCACTAATTGGGTCGAAATCACTAATATGGGATTTCATAGTGTCAAGCAACCTCCTTCGTGAGAGGGATGGAGCTTTGTACTTTGGAAACCCCATACCCGGCCACATATGCGAACGCAGACACTATGCACAGTTGTCTGAACGCGTGGAACTGGGAAAATCACTGCTAAAGGAGCTGTACAAGAGTGACAAGTTGTACACGAAGCTTGAGGACTCTGTTCTTGCGCTTGAGCGCTCTCGAAGTGGTATAATGAGTGTACGCAAGGGGCGATCACGCCCTCAACCATTTGGCGTTGTACTATCAGGTCCTCCTGGTATAGGCAAGTCAAAGCTGGTTCTAGATGTGTTAAAGGTCTTTTCTTCGGTAAGGGGTCGCGAATTCCATAGGGATGACGTGTACTCTAAGCCAAGGACGACCCAGTACTATGAGGGGTATGACCCCATAGCACATCCGTATATTCATTTTCCTGAGGTGGGAAACGTTTCGCGAGACTTCATTGGAAAGCTCACGGACAATACGCTGATGGAAATTAACGCACTGTCAGATAGTCTCCCTGCGACTGTCGACAGAGCGTTTGAAGACAAAGGGAAAGTCTACGCGTCTCCAGAGATGCTTATCGTTGATACTAACAACATGTCTCTGAACGCTGACTTGATCATGTATGACCCTAAGGCGATCTATCGCCGTTTTGTTTTCATTGATGTTAAAGTCCTTCCCGAGTTCCGCAAGAACTCGGAGGACGTGCGTTCTGGAATTGATATCGACAAATCCTTTGCTGAAGAAAAGCGCGAATATCTAGACAAGTATTTGTTTACGGTTTTCGAGTTTGTTGAGAAAGCTGCCCGTAAGGGTGTGCTGACCTCGACTATATCATTTGATAAGTTGGATGAATTTAGAGCGTACTTGAAAGAGCGTATGGCCAAGCATATGACCAATGAGTTTAAAAATTTGGAACTCGAGAGTCAGAACTTGGTCCCTAGCGAAAAGAGGGAGGTAGTACCGGAGTGTGGAGTAATCCGCACAAAGGTGATACCATCTTGCGCGTTGGCGTGGGAGAGGTTTACCTTCCTTATGAGTAGTATATTTTCCTTTCATTTAGCATCTACAGTTACCTCCCTTCAGAGTTTTTTCTTTAATGGAGGTAGCTTGAGACGATTAGAGTATCTTTCTGTTTTGATGAACGTTTTATTAGTTTATATAACAGTTGGTGTTCCAAGTTGTCTCATGGTGTTCTTTTTCCTACATGTTTTAAAGGCTCTCGTTGTAAAGCAATCTGAAGTCGTTGTAAGGGTTTTTTTCGAACCCTTTCAACGTTCTTATGAGAAGTATAAGACGCGAGTTCTTTATGCTGTAGGTCTTTGTCAGCCGTTTAATCCCTTGAAATCAGTGCAAGCACAATATGTTGCTATGGCTTTGCCTTTTGTTGTTGCTTTCTTTTCTGCGCTTTCGTTTTTATTGAAGTTTAGGAGAGGGAAAGTGATTTCAGTTGAGTCATCTGATTTTATAAGCGAAGCACCAGTGGCGAAAAAGCTCGAGAAGCTGGAAACAGTTTTAGAAGCTGGACGTTCTGTGAAGCGTGTTCCGAATCGTTTGTATCCCGCATGGGAGAATACGATGAGGGTTCCGTGTGGATCATTTACTGGTGATGTAGCTTCACTTGCCGCAGTTTTTGCTGGCAATGTGAGGGGTGTTACTATACAGGTCCCGATAGGGGATAAACTGGTAACACGGTGTTCGCATATATTTGGTGTGAAGGGTAGTTGGGCCTTAATTAATAGGCATTTTCTACCTTATCATAAGGAGACAATAGAGTTAGGCCTGTTAGTTGCCGCCGACTCTAAGTCTGATGAGCCATATCGCAGAGTGTCCATTTTTATGGGTCATACTGTGAGTGTCTCTGATGATGTTCTCTTGTGCCAGATATCTGGAGAAAGATTTAAGGACATCACACAACATATGGTTTCTTCTGTGAGTCCCCCCAAAGTGTTCAAGGGGTGGATTTCAGGGAGAAGTGTCTCAGTTCATACTGGGCAAATTACCCTGACATCGAAGGAAGAAGGACATCCGTCCTTTATCGTGAAGAATCCATATATTTATCCCTTTCCAGAACATGAAGCTGGTATGTGTGGCTTGCCACTATTTGCACAGCTAGGGAAGGGAAGCGCTATTCTAGGTATTCATTGTGCGGGAGGTTCTGAGGGAGAAGCTTACGCGGCACGTGTTCACCTAGAAGATTTGCAAAGGGCTCTTAACATTGGGAAAGAGAGAAGTGTATTCGTAGAAAGCGCTTCCTTAGATCACTCTGTTAAATATGTAGATCCCGCTTGGAAGTCATTGGTCCATTTTGAAAAATTGAGGGGCATGACTTACTGGGGTTATACAGGTGACCCTATAATGATTAATGGTCGTTCTAGATTAAAGAGAACGTTATTGGTTGGGTCACTAGACGAGTTCTTCTTAAACCATTTCGCATATATATCAGACCAGCGATTTTTGAGGCCTCTAATGAAGCCAAAAGTTGTTCATGGTGTGTATTTAAATCCTTTTAATATTGCAGCTCGGAAATTAGGTCGAGTTACATTGCCATTGGATAAGAAAATATGTGAGAAGGTAATAACCGATATACAAGAACGATTCTTTGCAGTCTTAGATGCGGAGGGGGTGGAATTAAGTCCCCTGGACGTACGGACTGCTGTGAATGGTGCCCGGGAGGACGCATATCTTCGTAGGATTAATGCGTCAACGTCTGCCGGACTCGGATATACGGGGGCGAAGTCAAAGTACTTACCTCTCGTAGACGAGGCCGAAGGATGGTACCGGGAGCCCGTTCCGGACTTGATGGAGGACGTAGTTGCGCGAATTGAAGCGTATTTTACGGACTCCTCACCTGGTTTTGTATTTCAGGCAACGCTTAAAGACGAGCCTAGAGTACTTGAGAAGGTGAGGTCTGGGAAGACAAGAGTGTTTTACGCCATGTCTGTCTCAGATCTTGTAGTTTCGCGAATGGTTCTTGCTCCGCTCTACACGCTGATGGTCCAGTTTTCCGAAGTGTTTTGCACTGCGGTTGGAATCAACATGCATGTTGGGGCGGATGAATTGTATAAACGCTTGGGAGAGTTTTCACCCCTCATTATTGAGGGTGACTATTCTTGTTACGACCAAGGGATGCCAGCGGAGGTAACTCTAATGGCTAATACAATTCTTTTTAACATAGCAAAGCGGTATGGATACTCGCCTGCAGCACTCGTGTTGCTACGTGGGGTATTATCTGATACTGCCATGCCGTTTCTGAACATTCTTGGGGATGTCTTTTCGAAATATGGAAGTCAGCCTTCTGGAAAGTACGGTACGGCAGAAGACAACTCCCTTAGGGGTTTAATCTTGCTGTGTTATGCTTTTAACCTCCTCTGCCCAGAGGAAAAGTTTTTTGAGTGTGTTCTGCCCGTCACGTATGGTGATGATGTTGTCGGATCTGTGAAGGAAAAAGTTGCAGAGAAGTTTAACAACATTACCTACCAGCGGGTAGTGGAGCGAGTATTCGGCATGGGCTTCACGAGTGCCACGAAGAGTGCTGAGATGGAGAAATTCTTGTCTTTAGATGAGGCTTCTTTTTTAAAGCGCCATTTTGTGCATTCTGTGTTGTTTGACCGTATAGTAGCTCCTTTAGAACTTAGTTCTTTGTATAAAGCACTTGAGTGGACTATTCCCTCTACGCACACATCTCGGGAGGACCAGGTATTATCGACTGTTAGATCAGTTCTTTGGGAACTTGCTTTCCATTGCACGACTCGAGCTCAGTTTAATCGAGCGAGGAGTGATTTAGTTGCTCTAGTAGTTGAGAAGTATGATTTGTCCAAAACGTACGTGGAGGAGGAAATGCCAGTGGTGGATGACGTCATCACGGCAGTTTGTGATTCTGGTTAGGTTTACCGGATGTCCTGCATTATTGTACTGTGTGCAGGAACTCTAGGCGACCAGAATTAGTCATGGGAGGGGTGTTTACCCCAGTTTGAACTACACTAGCCCATTAATCTAATAGAAAAATAGTTTCGTACAATGCTCCCTTCACGATACCATGTGGGTGAGTTCATTAAACGGTATTCCATTGATATTAAAGACGAAGATGATTTAAGCTTGGATCCGGGCGTCTCTTTAGACTCTCATATCTTCAAGCTCAAGGAACGAGTTGCCCTCATTGAGCGCGTACTTGCAACAAAGGCACATGTGTCTGATGTGTATAGTATGCGTACTCTGAAGCGCGTGCCCGAAATGCGCGCGTATTTGAGGGGGAATTACGATTTTAATCGTATTGCTTTAAGGTCACACTTGTGCGACCTAAAAAGTACCGTCATGTTTCTGATCTCAGCGGACGAGAAACAACGTGTCCGACGTATAGTAACCCCTGAATCAGGAGTTCTGGGGTCAGAAGATGATGGGAAAATTCAATCTGACAAGACTGAGGTAATGGGGAACGTCACAGATGTCGGCGGCGAGGAAGTTTCGCTACGGCATATGGGGCCGAGTATTATGGGTATAGACTCAGGCCAGATAGAGATGTTATCTTTAGATTCATTTTTTTCTAGGCCCGTAGAGATTTCAACATTTACGCTACCACTAGCAACAGATGTTACGCAAGTGTTCCCTATTTGGGACCTTTGGTCGTTGAATCCTGCTGTTCGCGCGAAGCTGAGAAACTACGCGTACTTGAAATGTAATTTGCATGTCAAGTTGGCGATTTCAGGCTCTCCATTTCATTATGGTAGAGTTCTTGCTTCGTATGTCCCATACCCTGGTACGAATGATTCATTGATTGCTCACGAAGCAGCCCTTGTTTTACAGGCTGCGACGTGGCGACCTTTGTATCTAAATTTCCTTTCTCAGCAGATTGGTTCAGTCGTGTTAAATGTAAACGAGAATCAACCCGAGGAGATGGAAATCCCATTTATTAGTCCAAAGCAGATGCACAATTTATACAACAATTCCACAATGGCTATTTCTGATGTGACATCGTTTTCAGATATGGCTGTGGCGGGTTCTTTGTATATTAATACAATTAACCAAATAAAAAGTGCGTCTGCGACTCCCTCAACAGTCTCCGTACAAGTGTATGTGTGGGCCTCTAATGTTCAACTAGGCTGCACTACAGGAACTGTTATTCAAGTGACCACGGAGTCAGGTCAACTTGATGAGAGGGAAAAGGGCCCAATTGAGAATGTGGCGTCTCGTGTCGCTGAAGTCTCACAGGCTCTTACCAAAGTACCCTTTATTGCTCCTTTCGCTAAAGCATCATCATTAATTTTTAGAGGAGTTGCTGGTTTTTCAGCAATATTTGGGTGGTCTTATCCGCGCGATATAAAGCCTTGTGTGCGTGTGAGAAACCAACCCTTTTCCAATGGTGCAAATTCAATTGGAGTAGCAATGGGGAAATTAATAGCTCTTGATCCCAAACAAGAGTTGTCTGTTGATCCGAGAGTAGTAGCAATGAGTGAAGACGAAATGGTTTTCACGAATATAGCTGCTATTGAAACTTATTTGGCAACTTTTGACTGGCTGGATGATAGTGTACCTATGTCTGCGAATTTGTGGAAGGTACGTGTGTCACCTCAGCTAGGGACTAGAGTGGTTGGAACGGGAGAGAATCCCACATGCATCCAACCGACTCCCATGGCTATGGTAGCCTCCTACTTTCAGTACTGGCGCGGGACAATTGAGTTCCGTTTCGATATTGTTTGTAGTAAATACCATAAAGGCAAGATTGCAATTTTGTACGATCCAAATGTTCGCCACACAGCTTTAATTGAGGCGGATTTGGATACGAATAAGCAGTTCATGAAGATAGTCGACATCCAAGAGACACAGAGTTTTACGTTGTGTGTTGATTGGGCGTCGCCACGAGCATGGCAGCTTTGTTTAGCTGCAGATCAAATCGCGTTGAATTTGGACGCGTATTCGACAGCGTTTTACGAGTACGTTAACG